TGTTGAATAGCACCAACAGTTTTGTCAGCTATTATTCTTGTCAAAGGATTTTTGAGAATTGGTAAAACAAAGTTAAGCATTTCTAGACCTATTAATTGATTTTGATTGAACTCTTAAATTAGATAATGAATTGTTTCTTGGGTTCTTATCTTTATGGTCAATATCTTTACCATTAATAGAAGAACCCAATTTCTTTTTCATTAATCTTCTAGCTAAATTTCTTCCTGCTCTATTCTTTTTTTGGATAGGTTTAGAATGATAATTTCTATATTCTGAACCGTAATCTCTCATTATAGAACTGTGCTTCTAGCTATTTTTTGTTCGATTGATTTTCTGTATGCAGGGTCTTTGTCGTATCTTGGGTCATTCATAGCTTCTGTGACTTGTGCAATACTGTCAAAGACTTCAGGTACGGAAGCTGTAGTATCACCTTGAAGCATTTCTTGTTTTGCTTCACCAGTTATTCCTGCTCTGTTTGCTATAGCTGAAACTGCAAGTTTAACTTGCTCTATAGTTCCAGTATCTAACATATCATTAAAAGCAGTCTTCTCAGCTTCAGTTAGATTTTGTTCAGACCAGTTAAGTAATTTAGAATAATTTTCTTCACCACCAACTGTATTTTGAATTTGTCTAACATCATTATCTGCAATTGCTTTTTGACCTGCGATATAACCATCAACTAATTCTTTCGATAAACCCATACCATTAAGTTCTGCGTAAGACTTTTCAGATATTTCACCTGTCTCTGCATACTCATTATAAAATTTATCAATTGCACCAGTTTGTTCACTAGCTTCTGCAACCTGTTCAATAGGTTCTTCAGTTGGTGAAGATTGTTTCTTTTCTAGTTCACCATATGCTTTTGCTAATTCTTCTGCGTTAGCAAATTTTTCAGGCAACCAGTCAGGTCTTGCTTCGTCAGTAGATTTTTGTGTGTTGTCTACTGGACTGACTTCTACTCTTGTATCACTTTCAGAAGTAGCATTAACAGTCTGTTGTTGTGCTTGTTCTTCTAAAGAAGGATTATTAGTAGCGTCAGGATTTATTTCTACTTTTTCAGTACTCATAGTTTTTACTCCTGTGGAATTTCAACTTGCATACCTGCTTCATTCATTGCTTTACCTGCTTCGATAGCAACTCTAGGGTCAGCTAAAGTTTGTTGTGCAAATTGTTGTTGCTGTGCTTGTTGTTGTTCCTGTTGTATTTGCTCTTGGCTTTTAATTAATCCTGCTGTGTCAATTCCATTTGCTACTGCAAATTTCTTAATAGCGTCATCAAGATTAATGTATTGTGCAAGTGTTTCAGCACCAAGAGTATTAGCTAAATCAGACATAAACTGTAATAATTTAAGTCTGTCACTTGCTCTACCTAATGCTTCCATTCCAACAATAATTTTAGTTTTAACTATGTCTTTTGGAAGTTCAGGTAAAAGTTTTTTATCTCTTAACATTGCCAACTTAGTATTTATGTATGGCAATTGAAATTCTGTTGTAAGTATTCCGTATACTCCACCTAAAGCGTCTTGTAATTCATTGGCAACTAATTGTACTTCTGTAGCTGTCACTCTTTCAGCTTGTCTTTGTACTGAAGCATTTAATAGAAAAGCAAACTGTAATCTTTGCTCTATTCTATTCATACTTTCTAAAGCTACTCTGAAGTCTGCAAATTTATTTGCTTGTAAGACAGAAACATCTTTACTGTCACCTTCTATAATTGCACCATTAGGTGCTTTTGCAATTGAACTTGCTCGTGTTGTACCATTAGGTGCAATCATAAAAAGCATTTTAGAAGACGCACTACTGCCTTCTAATATTGCTCTTGTTAAACCTTCTAAACTACGTAGGTCACCTTCAAAACTTTCACAATGTCCTCTACCGTAGTTCATTCCATCAATTCTATTAAATCTTAATGCAATGTATGGAAGTTTGTCTAAATCGTAATTCTGTTCAAATACTTTAACTTTATTTATTTCTTGATGAACATAAAAATTATTTTTCTTTCTATGTACGCAAGTATATAAATTTAAACTTCTTTTTTCTTCTTGAACTTTATCTGTAATTATTTTCTTTCTAATTTTTTCAGGAATAGTTGTAGGTGAAACACCTTCTTTAATTATAATTTGTAAAATCTTTCCTTGTGGGTCTCTTTTAATTACATACTTATCTAAAGTAAAAGTTCTAAGACCATCATCACTTAATTGTAGTAAAACATTACCTGAAACTATTAAGTGTTTTAATGCTTCGTAAACTGCAACTCTGTCATTATTTTCTTCAATGCTGTCCATTACAGCTTTTTCAATTTTAGCTAAACCTTGTTCAATAGTAGCTTTTTGTTGTGGGTCACCTTCTATTTGTCTGTAAACTAAATCATCAACATCAAGTCTAAAGAATGGTGCTTGTGGTGGAAATAAAGCTAACATTAATTTAGAAGCTAAATTCATAACTCCCCTTGCACCAACACTTTGATATGGCGTTGGATATTCAGTAGCTTCGTTAGCACCTTTAGGTGGATATAAATGTGGTATCGTTAATTCAGCGTTTCGTCTTGCCCTTTCCAAATAGATTTCTCTATCTAGTTCTAGCTTTGAATACTGACTTTCAAGTGAAGATTTATCTTCATTGACTGTAGTTGTATTCAACTTGTATTGTTCCATAATTACGCTGTTGGAAAGTTAAGTCCGCTTCCTGATAAACCTGAACTAGTTAAAGGTATTCTTAATGAACCTCTGCCTAATCTTTTTCTTGTAGAAGAAGAAGCTAAGTTCGTACTTCTGCCTGATATATCACTACCACTTGCGTCTCTTTTTTTCGCAACAGTAGGTGCGTCTTGTGTTGTAGTCGCATTACTTACTGTAGGTGGCGTTTCAGGAATTGGTTCAGGTGCAGGTGGTGGACTTGGTGCTTTTATTGATACACACATAATCTACTCCTCTTGTATTTTATATTTTTCTATTAAATGATTTACGACTGACCTTTGACCTGACGAATAAATATTTTCTCTATCTGTCTTGGAAATGTCAGCACACTTTTCAGGAAAAAGACTGTCTAAATACTCAATTAACTCTTTATCTATTTGTGGTATTTTTGGCATTGTCTTTTACTCCTAAAGTGGAACTTAATTCAGTTCGCTTCTCTGCAATCTCTCCTGCTATTGAAGCGTACCCACAAGTATCAACATAATCATCTATGTTATGTTCACCTGCTTGTGACCTTGCTACCTTTAGAAGTATCATTAAGTTTGCTACATCTTCAGGAAGCAATTGTATTTTTAATTGTGTTTTGTTTTGTAAATAACCTGACCACAATCTAGCAATGTTTTCGTGATTAACGATTTTATCACCGTGCTTGTTGTGGCGGTCACCACTAACTAGCTTTTTTGCCTGTTCTAGTATCTCTGTAGTGTTCATATTTATAACTCCATAATTTTGGTTTACTTGTTGCGAAATCGTATTCGTCTTTTCTTAATATTCTTGCCAGTCTTGCTTGATGGTATGCGTCTTCAAACGATTGTTTGTTTCGTTCATATTCTTCAATGACTGCGTTCCACATATCATCAATATTAAATTTATCGTGTAGAACTCTATTTGCTTTTACTGCACCAACACCAACACAACCTTTATATCCGTCAGCTTGGTCACCAGTTAAAACCTGAAGACAAAAATTCTTATCTGCTTGTTGTTCATCTACAAATTCCAGTTGGTCGTCACCAATGAAGACGTGCCAAGAAGGAATTGTCCTCATATCTTTGTCACCTGAAATAATTACATTATTAGTTTTGTAATGTTGTGTAGCTAACAAACCAATTACATCATCACCTTCTAAATTAGGTAAAGTATAAAAATTATAATTTTGTTCTGCCCATTTTCTTAAAGGTGCATAACAAATAGGTTTTCTAATTTTCTTCCTATAAGATTTATATTCTTTATCTATTTCTTTTCGGTAATTAGCTTTATCTGAAAATGCTAAAATTATTTCTTTAGATTTTGTGTACTCTTTATAATGATTAAGAGTTTGTTGTAATAATGTTTTACCTTTTCCTAAATCAGAATGTAAAGTCCAAACATCATCACCCCAGTCAATAGGTTCTTCTAAACTAGAAGCAATCTTGTATATAACTAGGTCACCATCTACTATCATCACTTTGTTTGTATTTGCGTAGAAGTCATTCATATTCTTCATCTTTGCCTTATTAGCTGAATGAAGTTGAAAGTGTTCTTCAGTTAATTGTGTCATTTGATTATCCTCATTTTTGTAATACAGGCACGTGGCAATGCGTTTACATCACCAAAAGTTATTTCGCCTGATTTGCTTATTGAATAGGAAGCAAACGTCTTAACTAATTTTTTATCTTTGTAGTAAACGTATGCTTCAATTACACATTCTTCAGGTGTAAATTCATCTAGGTCTTCTGTTGAGTGCCAACCACTATCTCCAGTTGGGTCAATCCAAGTAATTTTATATTTCTTATATTTCACACTAATTTGAGTAAATCTTCTTTAGGAACTAAAAATCCTTTACTGGTGTAATTGTCTCCACCTCTTTTGATTGTGTAGTCGTTTACTTGTAAAAGTTTTTTTAATCTTCTTGTTGGAATGAATACGTAAGTTTGGTCTTTATATTTATCAGTATGTAAACAGAACACCCAAAACTTAGCAGTCGTCACTCTGATACCGCTATCTTTTCCTCTACTCTGATATTCTACAAATACATTACCTGTTTCTTCACACCTACTATCTGTCTTTACTTCTATTTGTTTACTCTCAACAATTGCTTGAAATTCGTTTTCATACTTTTCGCCAAACTCTAGGCAAAGGTCAAAGTTAGGATTAAATCCTTTAGTGGGTGTCACTCCAATTATGACCTACTTTAATTTCACCATCTAAAGGACATCTGAAATTAAAAAAGTCTTGGGTATCTTTAAATATTGATTTAGCAATGGATTTAAATTCTTCTAGTCTTTCTTCTTTGACATAGAATTGCATTTCATCGTGAACGTGAAGAACCATTGCGTAGTCTTCACCCCATACAAAATTATTTTCTGTAAGTTTTTCGTTAAGTATTATTGTGCCTTGTTTTACAATTAAAGCACCTGCACTTTGTATTAATGTATTTAGTGCTGAATATTCTGCTTTTGGAATTAGTCTTCGTTTATCTAATCCGTTTATCCAACCTTGATTTTTATATTTTCTTTTTACTTGGTCACCTAAAGTTTTTAATGCAGGTAAACTTTTCTCAAACTTTAATCGTACTTGTCTTGCTTCTGCTTCAGAGACACTAAGTATCTCACCGAGTTTTTTATTTCCGCAACCATAAACGTAAGCATATATAAACCTTTTAGCTTCAGAACGGTTGGATAGTCCGACAGCTTTTTGATTTTGGGTATGTATATCATCTTCAAGAAGTCTTTTTGAAAAGTCACCGTTATCAAATATAGCCAAGAAGTGAGAAAGCACACGCAACTCCAAACCACTAAAATCAATACCACACATAACCATAGAGGAAGGAGAAGTAAATAAGGAACGAAATTCTTTACCATAAGGACTGTCTGACGAAACACATTGTGCAAGGTTTGGGTTAAAGTGACTGCACCTGCCTGTGTACGTACCCATTGTATTAACTTGTCCATAAATTTTACCTCGTTTGTTTAATTTTAAATATGCTTGTTCACCGTCACTAAGTTGCCCAAGTCTTTTTTGTATCATTAAATATTCTGCTATTTGTTTCGCTTCAGGATAAGGAAGTGACTTCAATATCTGTTCATTCACTTCAGGTTGTCCAGTTGGTGTAAATGATTTTGGTTTCCAACCTAAAACATTAATTAATCTATCTGCAATATGTTGTCTTGAATTAGGATTAAATATTTCTGTTTTAGTTTGTTTAACTGGTACACCTGCTTTTATTCCTCTTTTCTTGTTATCTCTTTTGTAAGTTTTATAGCCAAGAACTTTTTCCCAAGCAGGAAAGACTACAGTAAGTTCATCTTCTAACTGTAGTTTCCGCTTAGTTAGGATAGAATGTAGCGACTGAGCAGTCGTCTCATCAAAACAAATACCGTGCTGTTCTTGCTTTCTAATCCAGTATGCAAACTTGTGTTCTAACTCTATTGCTTTTTCTGAATACTTTTCTTGTAGTATTTTATTATAAAGTAAATGAGTGACATCAACATCACGTTTACAATACTCCAACATATCCTCATTAAATTCTGTAAAGTCTGAATGTTCTTGGTAATCACCTTTACGTAAACCAAGTCTATAACCAAATGCTTCTAATGAAAATTTACCATATAGTTTAGGTGGTAATTCTTTATGCTTATAATCTTCTGCTAATCTATTTGTGTAGATTAATCTTGATATTAAAAGTGTATCAAAAATCTTACCTTTATAATCAAAGTCAAAATGCTTTTTCAAAGCAGGTATATCGAAGCCCTGAATATTATGTCCTATTAATAAAGTAGCTTTGTTTAGCAACTCTAGACATTCATTTAAGTTGTCAGGATTATATGAGTAGACCTTATTGGTTTCTATATCCTTGAAGACAACACAATGAATTTTAAAGTCTAACTTGTCGAGAAACCCATTGGTTTCTACGTCAAAGACTAATTGCATTTTATTGTATCGTATAAATCGTAATCTTTTCTACACTTGGAAGTATGTGACCAACCCCATTAATTGCTTTTGATATAACTTGTTTAGCTTCAGGGTCACCGCACATTATAACTGGAAAAACATTTTCGTATTTAATGGCGTTATAAATTGCAGTCATAACTGTTTTACAAGTTTGAAAAACTAACTGCTGTTGGTCTTGTGATAATTCTAAATAATCTTGTTTTTCTATCAGAAAGGACAAGATGAACTTGGCTAACATTTTATCATTCATCAAAGTCACCTTCTGATAGTCTTCCTGTATCTTTGTTATAAGTCAAAGAACAAGCAATTCCTGTATCACCTGAGTATCTATTCTTTAAAATTCTAGCAGTCATAATGTTGCTAGAACTTTCATCTTGTTGGTCTCTTTCAAAACCAATTACACCATCACTTAATTGTGCAAGTGAATGTGAACCTCTTAAATGTGATAATGAAGTCTGAACACCTTCTTCGTGACCAAGTTTGCCTTCAGGTCTTTTCAAGTGGGAGACGACAAACATACAACATTTAACTTCTTCAACTAGCTTACGTAGCATAGTCATAAGATTATCTATTGTACGTCTTTCGTCTCCGTCACTTATGCCTGAGACAACAATGGAGATATGGTCTAAGAAAATTACTTTGCAGTCTAATGCTTGAACCATATATCTAATACGGTTCATTAAATCATCTGTATCTGCACTACCGAAATGGTCGTAAAAACAAATATAATCTTTTATCTTATTCCATTCGGATATTAATTCTTCTTCAGGAATTTCTTTTCTTACTTCAGGTTTGTGTATTAATTTATTTAAACCTAACCCTACAATTCCTCTAATACTTCTTTTAACGCTTTCTTCTAAAGCGATATAACCTATTTTAATTTTTTGATTTACTAAGTGGTAAGCAAGTTCACGACAGACCTGACTTTTACCTGTACCTGAACCTGCTGTTAATAAAACTAACTCACCTTGTCTGATACCACCTAGTTTATTATTAAGCCCATTCCATTGATAAGGAATAGTTTCGACATAATCGTCTTTGAGTAATAATTCTTTTGTTTGATTACCTTCGATAATACCTTGTGGTGTATATGCTTTAGCTTCCCATATACTATCATACAGTTTTGTTGCCTGACCTTTTTGTAATAATTCACTTGGGTCTTTAGCAGGTAATCTTGCAATCTTAACTTTTTTAACTGGAAGTATGTTTGCACATTCAATACTTGCTTTAGTTCCTGCTTCATCATTATCAAACATCAGTACAATGTTTTCAAATTTAGAAAGCCATTCTAATTCTTGTTTAATATATTTCTTTGCTGAAGTTGCACCTGAAGGTACTGAAACAACTGGGTATCTATTATTTTGAACTTTACTTACGGAGAGACAGTCAATTTCACCTTCTGTAATAATGACAGTTTTACCGCCATCTCTCCATAAGTTTTGACCAAACAATGTAATCTTGTTTGTGTCACCCAACCAAAGGAAACTCTTATCTTGAAATCTTAATTTTTGTGCTACTTTGTTGTAGTCCTTGTCAAAGAAATTTGCGATATGACAAGGTTTATCTTTGTATACACCAGTTTGATAATTAAACTTTTGACAAGTATCACTATCAAGTTTTCTATTTGGTATAGCTTCGTATATTCCTTCAATCATATTTAAAATTACTTTCTTTACTTCAGGTAGTTCACCATTCGTTTTATGATAATCGTGGCAACCAAAACAATACGTATGGTCTTCGTAGACAGCTACGTTATCTTTGCTACCACAATTTTCACAAGGAGAATGATGGAGAAATTTATTCGTCATCTATTTCAGGAATGTCTTCAGGCATTAGTTCCGCTAAATCTGCGTCATCTGTAAGACCATCTTGAAATTTATAATTCTTAATATCTTCGTGTAGTAAATATTCTCTTACATTAAAGTTAGGACAAGTCTTACTTTCATCAAGCATATAATGACCTACGATTTGTGCGTCAGGATATTTTATTAATAATTCTTCTAAAGTTTTCTTTAAACTTTCCCATTGTTCAGCAGTAAAGTTATCTTCAGGTTCTTGCCAATTATCTTCTTTAGCACCCCCAATCAAAGCTAAACCATATGCACAATGATTATACCCCTTTACGTGGGCTTGAATTTCATTGTCACCTCTACCTTGTTCAACAGTTCCGTCTCTTTTGATTACTTTACCATAACCAATTTTTAACCACCCTCTTTCTCTGTGCCATCTATCTATTTCTTTAGCACCGACATTTTGTGATGGTCTAGTTTGTGAACAATGTATTACTATGTATTTTGTTTCTTCTCTTGCCATATTAATTTGCCTTCTTCTTTTGTATTAGTTTAATTTCACTTAACCATTTCGTAGGAAAAGTTTCTTTTGTTGAAGCAATACAATGAAAAGGAAATCCAAACATAGTACACCACTTGGCGTATGTAGTTTTAGACTTCTTACCTATCTTTGTATTTGCGTTTGAAAAAATTATTCTTAAATCCAATTTAGGATTTTGTTGTTTGATTAGTTTCATCTTTTTTCTATCAGCACTATTGAAAGCACCTTTAGTTTCTATGATGAAAGAACCTTCTATTGGAAAATCAGGTGTATAAGTTTTCTTTATAGCAGGTTGGAAGTATGTAATCTTTTTACCTTCGTATTTGAAAGCAACAGTATTATCTTCTAAATAATTGTAGACTAATTCTTCCAACCCTGATTTTAAAACGACAGTCTTAGAAATCTGTACTCGTTTGTACTTCGGTCTTCTCATCTTTGACTTCGTTTACATAGCCATCTTCTTTGTCGAATAGGTCTAATTGTTTTGAACCACCTTCAACAAGTTCGATAACTTGAACTGCTTTTAATTGCATAGTCACACCTGCACCTAACGCAGGAACGTAATATGCTCTCATTTGATAAGCCACCTTACCTGTTGTACCGCCCCATATTGAAACAGTATTAGGCATAGGATTTTTTTGGCTATCAATAACAACTGGTCTTTGACTAAAGTTTTCTTTAGTCTTCCTATTAACTCCAGTTGCTTTCATTTTAAATTTGAAGAAAACATTGTCTCCTTCAATTGTATAAGGTCTTGGTGCAGTCTTTACTTTTTTACCTGTGTCCTTCTCTGCGTCAGCAATAGAAGTCTCAATAGCTTTGTCTATGCTATTCAACATTTCTTTTGCTTTTGCTGAAGGTACTTTGAGTGTCACCTTGTATTCACCTGCTTCGTTAAAACGAACATCAGGTTTATTCAAATGTGGGTAAACGAACTCACCAACAACGCTTATAAGCGATTGTTCTGACATAAAATACTCCTTTATGTTATTTGGTTTAGTTAGCCATAAGTGGTACTTAATTGCACTACTGCAAATATTTAGACACAAAAGAATACAGAGTTCTTAACTTGGTCTAAATCAAGGTTTCCTTTTGCAGGTAATTTAGGAAATTTCTTTTGGTTCTGAACTGACAACATCTGCTTCATTTCAACTGCAAAGTTTGTCAAAATATCCTGACCATAAATTTCACAAAATGCTTCACGCAATGCTTTAGCCATAAGTCTTACATCAGGTGCAACCACACCAAAACTATCGTGAATTAAACTGAATGTATCAACACCAAGTTTATTAGCTTTCACTACTGCCAACTGTAATACTGAAGCGTCTAAGCTATGTATAAAATTAGGACATATAGATTGTGCAGTTTTTCTTTTATCAATTATTTTAGTATCACTAGCTAAAGATAATTTAATAATACTGTCACCCATCTGTGTCTTAACTCTTTTGCTTTCACGCTTATAACAAGACATAAATATTGGCAGTCCTAAAGGTGAAGTCCAAGTGACTGGTAAGTTTTCAGAAGCTACTAATCTAGATACATCTTTTAAAAACTTCATTATAGATTTAGCACCTACAATAATGTCATCTATAGCGTTCCATACAATTGGTGTTAGCCATTGTGTAGCTTTGAATAAATCTTCACCAAAAGAATGGTCTCTATTGTTTTCATTCTTTTCTTTAACAACGTGGTCTTCTAAATATTGTCTGCAAGAATATTGTGTTAAAGAATATGGTAAACACATTACAGGTTTTTTACATAGCTTACGGTCTACTCCATACTCTAACCACTTCTTCGCCATTTCACTATCTTTCATATCACGAAGTTTCATTACAACTTTACTTGCAACTAATCCGTAAACATCTTGTGGTTTATTAGATGGAATTAGATTTGTAGCTTTACCACCAACTTCATCTAACATCATAGCTGAATAGTGCTGAAGTCCTGAGTTAGAACAATCAGATTGTAAAGGTAATGTAGTTATGAAGTCAGGTGAATAATCACTTTCAACAAATGCTTTGTATTCATAACACCAAGCTAAAAAGCAAAATGGTTTATCTGCATTTTCCCACCAAGTATATTCAAGTGGTAATGTTGCACAATCAATAAACTTTTGATGGTTTTCTTCTACCCACTTAGTTCTGATTGTAAGTTCTTCTTTATCAACTTCTCCATAAAGTCCTGCACCTGCAATTGCAAAATCTGCAAACGCTTCGTCATCACCCATCTTTCTACCGTATTTAAATTTAATTAATGCTCTACTGTAGTCTGCTGACTGCGGTGATAACATTGCAGGTTTAGGATAGATACGACCACGAAAATCAAATTGGTATGGATAGTAAAACCCACCACGATTTATAAACTTATCAGCTTCAGCTAATATCTGTCTGACCTGAATATACTTTGACTTTTGTTTTGCTCTATCTTTGTAAACTTTTTGTGCCTGTCTTTTCCATTGAATTTTTGCTTCTTCATTAGTTGCAATATCATATGGTTTAGGTGGCAACTCCATACTCTCAGGATTTACAGGAAGTTTACCTTTACCGTAATCGTTCATAATGCAGGTCTTCAATAAGTCATAAATAGGTTTGTTAATAACCCATTCTGTTTTCTGCATAATATTTATGGCGTTCACCACATTTGGGAACTCGTGCCATCTATTATTTAGTTCTTCTAAATAACGTCTATTTGTTTGTTTTATTAAATTGTAGTGCATTTGCTATCTCCTTTGCATTGTTGGTTTCATTAAATTTTCTTCCGTAATATCCGCCTACGAATGGGTTCTCCCAGTCTCTTGGTGGCATAATCATTGGTAGGTATTTCGGAAAAAGTGCTTCGTTTTTAATATTGAAGTTCTTAATTTCTTCTATGATTTTAGGTGTAGCTTCAACATAGGTTATCGTCTTAGTCTTATTTAACTTACGATTTTGATGTCTTACTAACCCTAGTTTTTCTAGGTATGAAATCATCTTCACGCCTAAGTGTAGACGACCTTCCTTCTGCCAGTCATCAAACTCCAACTGGTGCTTATTCATACAGTAAGTCCAAACCTTCTGTTTGTACTGATACTTATTCCTACTCTGAGCCACATTTTTACCAGTCAGTCTCTTTTTGACATTGGTATATTCTTTAGGATTATCGTACTTGAATTTAATAATTCTAGCTTCCTGCATTAAACCAGTACCTATTTGGATAGATAATTTGTTTAATGTGGTCTCATCTGAAATTCCATCAATTGCATTTTTTAGGACTATTAAAGAGCAACTATCCCAAACACTTGGGTTAGTATCTATGAAATTACCATTATCAAAAGCATTGGTAGGAAGACATTGACATATGAGTTTTAGAGCAGTTTGGTAATTACCTGCTGTTCCTGACTGCATAGCTTTTACATCTTCATTTATCATTTCTGATAATCTGACTATGTATTTCTGCTGAAAGACTATTCCATATAAGGTATTACTCTCCTGCCTTTTGGACTTAGCGTCAGTTATACTATCATTATATCGCTTAGTACCACCTCTAAGCATTTCTTCTTCGTGGTCTAATTCGTTGGTTATTTCCTCAACATAATTATCGGTATCTTTGTATTTACCACCTACACCAACTTTAATTAGTTCTTCTAATTGTTGTTGCATAAGCGTTTTATTGGTCTCAGTAGACATAACGTGAACATTCTCCTTTAGTTGATTGCAGTACTGCATTGTTGCGTAAGATTTGTTGCGTTTGTTGCAAGACTACTTGCACTACTGCAAATGTTAGATTTTTAAAAAAAGATGTGAAATAACAATACTTAATTGCACTATTGAAAGTATCTTGAAAGTGTCGGTAGTTCCTAAGACTACTGAAGTAGGTTCTAAGACCAATTAAGCTAGTAAACCCTAGTACTACCGCCACTCCTTTCACACTCGTTGCAACTTGTTGCGTAAAATGCAACACGTTTTGCAACATTGGTTTTGTAGCATTTTCTTTAGCCAACTCAACTACAAACTTTTTGTTGGTGGGGCTATTCAGACTCGAACTGAAACGGGTTGCCCCATATGTTCCTAAGACATACGTGTCTACCAAATTCCACCATAGCCCCTGATAAAATTTATTTAAAACACGCATACTACTACTTTATTACTCCT